TCACCGCATCGGATCGGCGAAGCTCACCAACGCCGTTGATTTTTTCACTAAACTCATTAGACACATAGCCACCATCGGCCATAGCGTCCTCGTATTCGGCGAAAGATTGCAGGTGTGCGCTGTAATCTGCAGTGCCAGGGTAGACGATCTTGGCGGATTCATTGAGCGTGGATGCCTTGGATTCTGCGGCATCTATTGCATGTGGGTAAGTGGGTGGGTTCGTGTATTTCGGCAAGATGACTACACGATTATCGTACACAGCCAGCAGATTTTCGCCATCCACAATAAAAGCGCCATCAATCAATACCCTCCCATCCTTTGTCGGGTAAACCTTACCGGACTTCGCTGCCTCAACTACTATCGCAGGGATGCTGCCAGCCTCCTTGGATTGCTTGGTGAAATTGCTGGCAGATTCGTCGATCATGGCCTTTGCCATCTCAACGTCTTCATCCCACCTGGCGATGAGTGCTCCTTTTTCATTGGGGATAACGCGGTAGTACAGCTTCAGCGCGACGGCCATCTTATCGCCTTGTGTTTCTTTTGCGCCAAGAACCTTAACAAGATCGCTAAACGATCCCACCCCTGAAAAGGTGGCAGAACTTTCAATCTCTTGGCTGATCACATGCATTCTGGCTGAAATGGCATCCATGCTGCTGCGGTTTTTGGCGATAGCACTTTCTTTTGCGCCAGGCTTGTCGATACGGTCTTGCAGGGCATTTGCCCTAATGAGCAGACTCCAGTAGTTCAGTGCCTTCTCTTTGATGTAATTTTCAGCGTTTTTATTTTCTGCCAGAAATTTCCGCTGCTTGGCGATAGTGTCAAGATTGACCATTTGCCGCGATCGGTTCGCCGCTGCCCTCGCTTCTGTTTCCCGCATTGCAGCTGCTGCCTGAGCACGGGAGATTCCGTCTGAATCGCCTACACTGTCAATAAGAGAATCCATCTGGTCACGGCTCAATCCGCCGGCAATGGCTACAGAATCATCACCGTTTTTATCCAGTACATGATCAATCCATTCTGATTTCTTGTTCACCATTTCGCGCTTGTAGCAGTCGAATGTGCCGTCTGCATCGTAATGGTAAATCCGTACCACCTCGGTTTTGTTGCCTTGGCGTGCGCCGCGACCGTTGCGCTGTTCTAGGCTGTCCGGTGTCCATCCAATAGTGAGGTGATGCACCGCTTGGGTACCAATCTGCAGGTTGATACCGACTTCAGCCTTCTCATTAGCAAGAACGATCTGATAGCGGTTGCTAGACCCTTCAGCATTGAATCCATCCTGCACGGCCATGATCTGGTCTGATTTGTTATTCTTCTTTCCCGTCACAACGGCAATCTTGCCCATGGGAATGCCGGCATGTTTTGCAAGTAAACGCTTGATCTTGTTGTGCAGCGGAAGAATGTCACAAAAGATAATCTGCTTGACGATGGCCGATGGCGTGCCGTCTGCGTTCATGCCGCGCGGGCTGGTCATCTCGTTCTTGATATTCTCGATCAACACGGCCAACTTTGGCGTGATGGTCACATCCATAGCTAACCCAAGTTTATCGGCAATACTCTCAAATACATCCTGAGTTTCAGGATCAATGGTGTCAATAACGATGCGCCCAGCGTCGATGTGGGCGCGCACGCGGATTTTCAAAAGCTCGGTTTCATCTTCTCCGTCCTTGACGGTTTTCTTGCCAACCACGTCTGCTTCTGACGCTTCTGGAGTCATTCGCTTGCGCTCTTCAATAATGGCGCGGGTATTGAATTCGTCCACCGCAGATAGTGCCAAGTGTGATTGATCATCTGGGAACAAATACACCGTTGTGCGCCGGTCAAGCTCATGGCCTCCGGTTACCAGCAATTCCATCTTTCGGATCAAGTTGAACGGGTGCGCAATCAGCTCCTGAGGCTCACCAAGTTCTTCTGCAATGCGGTTATAGGCATCAATATCGCCGCGATTGGCTACGTTGCGCAGATCGTCAGCCGCCCAGCGATAGGCATGTTTGTAGTCCATTAGGCGCTTGGTCACATCCTTAGGCAATGCAACGCCGGTGGCAATTTCTTCACGGTTAGGAACTTTCACCTGTGCGCCAACTTGCTTAGCGTCTCGGATCATCGCGTTCTGCCCAAGTGCCAAGCGCAGGACGCTGACGTTCTGCAGTCCGACAAAAACAGTTGCATTGCGCGGAATTCCATCCACGCTCACATCTGGCTCATTTGCCTTGACGCATACTGTGTCCATAAAATCGTCAGCACCGTTCACGCCAAGACAGGCATCGTTGACACGCTGATGCCCAACTGACAGCGACAACATGCTGTAGATTTCCAGCGGACTGTTGGTAATTGGCGTTGCAGTCATCGGCAAAACGCCGTCCTGTCTGGCAGATAGACCACGGATGTACCACGCCTTAGCTTGGGCATCTAGGCCGCGCTTTGCCATCGGTGCTAAGCTGAGGAACTTTGCGGCCTTGAATCCGACCGTCACCGCGCTGTTTTTGAAGGCATGGGCTTCATCAATAACCAAGCTGTCAATGCCAAGGTCTTCGAGAAATGGCGCACTTCCGGTTTTGTCGGACAGCACGGCCATCATGCCTGCAACCTTGCCCTTGGCTCGTTCGTCAGCTTTTTTGTCTTCGCTTTCACCAAAGCTCTTGTCCACTTGACGCATGTGCTTCTCAAAACCATTGATGGTTTCTTCGCGCAGGCGCAGTCTCTCCAGCGCTTCAAAGCTCATAAAAATCTTGCTATGGCGGTTTTCGGCAATGCTGGCAAGGTCGATGTCGTAAGCGGATGAATCAACTGCCGCCTTTCCTTTTCGCACGCGCAGTCCAACAAACAGGCAGTCTTCTGTGCTGGCGTAGGCGCGACCAGCCTCTTTTTGCCAATTCGAAAGCACAGAATTTGGGACAGCGAAAATGGTCTTTTTCTTCACACCGATGCTGTGGGCGTACTGCACGGCAGCCAGCGCTTCGAATGTCTTTCCCAGCCCAACGCCGTCACCCAAGATTCCGCCAAACTCGCGCCCCTGACGGCGCACAAAGGCATTCTGGTAGCCGTGAAGCGTCAAACTTGGGTTCATTCCAGGGATTTTTACCGGAGATTGGTCGTCCACAGGGGAAAAGCGCAATCTATCTGGATCGCTTGCGGACACTTCCATCCGATCCATAATTTGCCGGTTACTCTTTGCCCATGAAGCGAACTGCTCGTTGGCAGTTTCAACCATCTTTCTCAGCTCGCTCAAGGCAACATCGTCCGGCATGGAAAACTTGGCACTGCCTAGCGTTAGCGTGCCGTTTTTCAGGTAGTCTCCAAACCGATTAAGCAGCTTTTCTTTGTCGCTCAGTTTTGAGCCCTTGATGTCGATGTCCACGCGCGGCTTGCCATCGTCGAATACCTCAGCTGCAGCAGGATGAACAAACCGGCGCAAGAACTCCGCTTTTTCCTCGTTGGTCACAAATGGTGAGAACAGGTTGAATGTCATTGTTTTTACATCAATGCGCTCAACACGGCTGGCAGCGTCTGACTTCTGACGCAAAAGCTTGGCGCGGATGGCATCATCCTTTACCACGGAAATTTCCACATCAAGCTTAGTCAGCAGTTCGCCGTAATTTCCGACGTAGTAATCATCGGCGCGGATGATTTTTTGGCCGTCAGGGCTAACGCACCATGCTGGGTCAGTCAGCGGAGCGAATTCTTCGCCAAATACAGACTTGGCCTCATCTAACGAAACCCACGGACTTTTCTGGCGGTAAACGATGCCATCAAACGTGCTGTCTGCTGTGAACTCTGCCTCGGGCGCATCTTGCTCAACATCGCCACGCCAAACCGCACCAAAGCCATTTTTAGTGCCTCGATAGTGGGTTGATAGTCGAACAAGACCATCACGCACTGGACCGGAAATGCATCCTGGACGCTTCTTGGCTAGCGTGTATTGCTGGCGCATGGCATCGGACAGTGCGCCGTACTCTGCTAGGTAGTTCAGCGACTCACCTGCGCGTTCGTCCAGAACTTGCGACACGCATAGCCCCACTACGCCAGCCGTCCAGTATCCGCCCTGTTGCTCAACGGGAAGCGCACTGATCTGGCTGTTGGTATCGCGTAGCCAGCCAGGAATGTCCATCGCTTGGCTGGTTTTTGTCATCCAATCCATGCACTGCTTCGCATCTTCCCAACTTGCACCGGCCTCAAAAGCAGCGTATGGCGTGGATAGGGTCGCCAGCAGTGAGGCCAGTTGACCGCTGTTCTCGTTGGACTGGATCGCTACCCAGCGGCCATCTTGCATTTGCAGAGTCTGCCCTCCCTGATAGACGGTATCTCCGTCCGCGTAGGAGATTAGCTCGGTCTCAGCGGTATCCAGCATCCCAAAGTCAATGCGAGAGTCAGGAAGCTTGCGCAGCATGGCAGCAACTTCTTCCACGCTAGCAGGGTTAATCACTCGGTCGATGTCCCGAACCTTTTCAGGATTCTTCGGCTTGAACTCTCCCAGCACAAAGCGCGAACCTTCGCCTGAAAAGTAGTTTCCGCCCACAAAAGTCGGCCAGATAACCTTGGCATCCAGCAGGGTTTGCGGGGATTGCTCGCGCAGCTCCGCCACCTTTCCAGCCACTTCCGCGCTGAACTTGCGCAGGAAAATCACATCGGTGATGGTGTCGGCACTGGCCGTGCCAAAAACAGAATTCGGCAGACGATATGCGCCGATGAAGTCAGCCGTGTAGCTGATCTGCTGGCGCAGCCATTCTTCTTTTCCTCCCTTGCCTGACAGGCATCGCGGAGGGGCGATGAAAGCAGCAAGCCCACCTGGGCGCAGCTTTTCAAGACTGCGAAGGATGAAATAGTTTTGCAGCGGCTGCTTCTGGTACTTGTTATCCAGAAGTTCATTTCCGCCACGGTCAGCGATTTTGCCAAACGGCACATTGGCCACCACGGCATCGTATTCTTCATCCGGCGTGCTCGCGGCCACGCTCTCAAACGGCGCAACGGTCACGGCGTAGCCTGGTCCACCGTTCACCAGCCGGTTAACCTGCCCGCTGGTCTGGTTTAGCTCCACCGCATCTACCACGGCAGACGCTGGGGCAGTAGCGCCGAATACGCCCGTTCCGGCGCATGGGTCAAGCACCTTGCCGCCTGCAAACCCGAGGTCAGCCAGAACCGACCACGTTGCAGCTGCGATAGGCTTGGGCGTGTAGTATTCGTAAGCACTGCCATGCTTTCCGTCAGCCCCAATCAGGCCGCCGCCTGTGCCGGAATACTTGGCCAGCAATGCCTTGTCAGCATCGGTCAGGCTATCGGCTGGCACTTCTCCGCTATTCACCCGCGCCAGCAGTGCCATAGCGGCGGTATTGTCTTTTTTGCGCTGGGCTGGCTTGCGGGCTGGGTCGAAGATGAACAGGTGCGCCGTGGTGGCGCGGGTGGGTATCGGCTTGGGCTGTTCTTGCTGGGGTTCTGGGGGCGGGACTGGGGCCTGCTGTCCTCCGGTCAGCGCCTTGATAATCTCGCGCAGCCGGCCAAGGTCGGAAAAGAACGATTCAGAATCCTCGTTCAAGCCCTTCAGAATCTGCGCACCTTCGCCAATTAGAGCGAAGGATTCGGCATCCGTTACTGAGTCCATTACCATCTCTATTCCTCGTTTTCTTCCGCGATGGCATCCATTGTGTCATCCATCTTTTCCATGACAGCGATACCGTTTTCCGGTACGTTGCAAAATCCAATTAGGTCGGCGGGTTGCAGCGTGTCGAATTGAATCCTTGCGCCATTGATGCCGGATACAGGGGTTAATTCGAGAAAGAATCTGAAATAAGCGATAGCATCATAGCCACCGTCGTACTTGACCTGAATTTCATCGTCTTCATCCCAATGCGCCTCAAAGCCGCCATGCGGCGTTACTACTCGGTAGGTCGTTGCGATCACTTGAAATTCTCCGCGCCAACCGTTTCGATCAGCTTCTGTTTTTTGTTGGCCCAACTACTGTCCATGAAGTAGTTGAACCAGATACTCGATAGGCTGGTGCTATCACGTTCGGAAATAGCGATCATGGCCTTGGCGTACTTGATGTCGCCAGGAATGGCTTCGTAATCCGGGATGGCCGAGCGCCCGCGACTGCCAATGTTAAGATTGATGACGAGAAATCCCTTGGCGTTGCGCTTCGTGTTTCTGTTGCGGAACGTACCAGAGAAGACCCGATACTCGCCGGATGATCCGACGTACTTGGCCGCGTCCTTGCCACGGTTGCGGCTCAGGATGTAGCTGTGCAGGACACCGTACAGTTCGCTTGCCGGATCGAGCGTCGAATACCAGTCATCGGCGGCCAAATTGACCTTTCCGGCCAGAAATTCGAGAGCCTTGCCGTACTGATATTCCTCGTTCTGGCGCTGCTCAACCAGTTCATCAACCGCTCCCTTGTGCATATCCAGCTTTGCACGCATGGCGGGAGTGAGCGGCATACTTAGGTAGCCAGTAATCAGTTCGTAGTGGTGCGGGTCTTTTGCGGCAAAGATGGCAGCATCCTTCGGATTTGCCAGATACTGAACGCCCATCGAGAAAACTTCGGTGATTCCGTCCGAATATACCTTGCCAACATATGGGTCCATGAAGCCGTCTTTGTAGGCAACTTCCCTGTGGCCGTAGCCGTTGTGGCCAGTCAGGTCGCGCAGCCGATAAACAGTTTGACTCTCCCTGCGCTTCAGTAGGAATCCATTGGACGCAGCCTTGGCGATCGGATCGTTTTCCAGATGGTGCGCAAGTTCATGGAACAGCACCGTCTTGTTGAAACGGGAGCCAAGATTGATGATCTTTTCGCCCTTGCGCTGTTCGATTCCCACGGCGTTAGCACGGCTGCCACCGTCCGTCGAAAGGCGAATGGCAGATGCCTTTCCGCCCGACATTCGGTAATACTCAGCCATGTCACGGATAACTTCGTCAGGCTTGTATCCCAGCTTCTTCAGCTTGGCTTTTGCCTTGTCGTCAATAATCTGCTCGGCAGCCCATTTGTCGGCCTCTTCCTGCGTCACAGGCGAGGCGGCTAGGACGGCGGCAATGATCCTCTTGCCGTTTTCCTCGAATAGCGCGGCGTGGCGCTTTACGCGGCCCTCGTTGAAGGCGTTGGTGGCTGCATTGACGGCCAGCCATGCCTCGGTCTGTCTATCGCCGGACTCCCGGCTATAGGCGTCGCGCTCGGACTGGATGACGGATCGCTCGGCAATGGTATGGGCGGCCTGCCACTTGTCAGCCAGTTCACGCATCTTCTCCCGGCGTTCCTTCGTGATCCGCTCATACTCGGCATAGGCAGCGACGTAAACCGAGTTTTCTTTCAATCCTTCTTTCAGCAGCGCATCAGCCTTGCTGGCGGCATCGGCCAGTGCATCCTGGTCGATTCCGTGCTTGACGGCGTGAGATACGATTTCGTCCGTAACGGCTATCTGTGCATCGCCTGAATTGACAATCGTCCTGTAGGTTGCTGAAAGTTTCATTATCTCATTGCTCGTGATTTCTTCGGCAAGGTCCGCTACTCCAACGGCCTCGAAAGGAATCAGCGCATCTGGAAGCTCGTTGATGCCGCCGTCCAGATATGCGGCCAGCGACTTTGCGGATGCCTCCTTGCTATCCAACGAGAATTGCAGCGAGGCGGGAGCCGGATTCTCGCCAATCATGGCGATGATTTCGCGCATCCGGTTCAGGTCATCGAAGAATCCGGGAGAATTCTCGTCCAGCCCCTTTAGAATCCCCGCTCCTTCCCCGATCAGGGCGAAAAATTCGGAGTCAGAGCGCCCCATCAGGCTGCCTTCTTCTGGAATTCAGTCATGAAGAAGTTTTTCGCGGCGGTCTTGGCCTGCTTCAGCAGGGCGACCATGTCGCCATCGGTGTATTGCTTCGCCAGATCAGCCAGCCGGTCGGTTACGGCCTTGTCGTAGAAGTCGGCCTTTCCGTCGATTGCGGACTGGATGAATTCGCGGTCGGCTGTGGCCTGTGGGTCTTGGTCGGCTAGTGGTGCTGCTGGAATACCAGATCCTAGCTCTTGCTCATGGTTGCTGCGCTTGGAAATAAGGTATTCGGCGTAGTCGAACGCGGTTTTCCCGACCTTCTTCTCTTCAAGCATCCATCCGCCCTCTGACGGATCTTCTAGCGTCCGCTTCCCGCCGTACTCTCCGATGACGCGGCCTTCAGAGACAAGGCGATCCATCAAATCCTTGATGGTCGTCTGTTTGCCGCTAGACATGATCGACTTCAGGAGTGCGTTCCGCGCATTTTCGGCTTGAATGGCGGAAAACCCCATGTGGGCAACGAAGTCAGCGAACATCGCAAGCCGTTCAGCTTTCGCCTCGGCAGAAGCGCGTTCTTTGTCGGCCAGTTTTTTATTTCGTGCGGAATCGTTTTCCATGCGCTTCACTTTAAACTCCGCTTCGGCCATCGCCTGTTCTTTGGTGCTATGAAGGCTGTCTCCTCCAACTTGTCGCTCTCCGCGCTGCTCACGATCTTTGTTTTCTATGCTCTGCACAGCCCACATTGACTCTACATGCCCTTTAACATTCACATTGATCGGGTAGATATGGAACCCGGCGTGTTCAAACCGCACCCTCTTCTCCGTTTGCTCCACAGAATCAGACAGATCAGGCGCGGAATTACCCAGCAAATCACTTCCAGACGACAGCGACAGCTCAGCTCCGCCCAGCAGCGCGGCAATTTGCGCATTGGCCTCTGCCCTAGATTTGGCGGTCATGTCATGTTTTTCGCCTTTATTGCGCACCGAGATAGACAGCACCCCATCTTTTTCCGTCACTACCACCACGTTTTTGCGTGAGTTGCTGATTCGGTACTGACCCTTGCTTTGTGGGGCACTGCTGATTTCAATTTCTCGCACGCTGATTTGGTGCTCAAGCATAGCCTTGCGCTTCTCAAGATCGCCAATTTCGTCGTTCAGCGACTTGATTTCTTGCATGTTCGCTGCACGGCGCTCGTTGGCTCGCTTGAATGCAGGGCTGTTTTTCTGCACCAGTGCCATTACGCGCTTAGCGACTTCCATAGGGCGCAGGTCATCGCCCTTCTCTGGTGCGGCAACGATGGTGATGTCGCGCCGATTTAGCATCCAACGCCATGAAATAAGCGCATCCCCCGGCGCAAGCTTGCTGGGGGTCACGTCAGGGTTGTGTAGATAGACGCTGACCGTCTGACCGTCGTCCATTTCGATTACTGCGGCCACGTTTGTCGTGCCGTTCTGACGGAATGGCTCGGTGATTTGCATCGCCACGGGCTTGATTTCGCCGCCAGCGCGTTCCATTGCCATTTTTAACTGTCCTAGCTTTTGCTCTGCTTTGGATGCTTGCACCACAAGCGCATCGAAAGTTCCGCCTTCCGCATCGGCTAGGATGTCTGAAACACTGACAGGGTAAATCAGTAGGTTGTCAGGGTCGTCTCTCCGCAGGTTGTACAGCACTTGGTCAAGCGTGGCGTTGGTTGGAAGGCCATTGGCCCACAAAACGGGTGGTTGTGTCATTGCGGCTGAACCTGGTAGGTGGTCGTGGATAACTGGGCGGCTCTTGTTGCCAAACTTCAGCCACCAGCTGAGTTGCTCAATGCTGGCCGGAATGATGGAATGCAGGCCTTGCCAGCTTTGTGAATAGCTGCCTAGATAGGCTGAAACGGCAGATTCCTGCCGGTCGAATCCCAGCATCACCTTGTGCTCGTCAAACCGTGATCCGATGAACTGGTTGATGATGTAGGCGTTTTTAGTGGGAAGCTGGCCAACAAAGCAGTCAACGGCATCGCCATCCGATCCTTTTGTGCCATAGATGTATCCGTAGTGCGCCGCCATCCGGCATGACCAGCTCGCTCCATCCGGGTCAATGCCAGAGCGAACAGAGTCGCGCGGCTGCTCGATGCAAATTGGCAGGCCGTGAAATTTGAAGCGGCCAACACGGTAATTCCCCGCCTTGCATTGCTGCGCATCGGAGGGGGTGGGATGGGTGTTATTGCCAAATGCGCCGCCGTGAGCGGCAGCATCAATCATGGCGGACTGAGATAGGGTATCCATGCCGCCATAATCCGCACATACATAGCATGTTTTGCGCGGGGTTTACCCCAGTGCGGCCAACTTATCCTCAAGCCCAGACACCGCCTCTTTTAAGGCATCGCGCTTGGCTACTAGGGCATCGCGCAGCTTCGGCGCGGCACTCTTTACGCCGGATGGAAGTTTGGCCTTGGCTGATGCTAGGGCTTTCTGAAACTTTGCCCGCCCCGCATCCATGATGCTGACAATCTCGCCGATGGCTGCCGCGTGGTCGTCTTGACTGCGAATAGCCACCATCTTGCTGTTGACCAGCACTTGATACACATCGCCGGTCTGCTTGATGCGCATAGTGGCCGTTTGGCTATCTGCAAAAACAAAGCTGATTTCGCGGTAGTTGATCCCAGAAGTACGCTTGATCGTCTGATCAACATCAACTTGAGCCACAGTGGCGCCGGAGCGCAGAAATGCGCTTTTTGCGCGGGCGATGGTGCGGTCTTTCTCAGAACCGTCGAAGCCAAAAATCAGATTTTTCATGCGCTTTCCTTGTGAGGAATGCCAGACAGGCCGCTGCCAGGCCTTACACCCTCGTGAACGTGTTGATCCATAAAAATACCGTTAGACGAAATTTGACCAACTTTTTGAACAACTTCACCTTTGATTTCGATGGCTCCGTTGATAATGAGTTTTGGCGTGGTAATTTCGACTTGATTAGATTTAACCTCAATAAACGTATCGTCCCCAACTACCAAACGAAGATTGGTTTCTGCCACCAATTCGATTTTTTTGTGATTGAAACGGCGGGTATCGAATGTATTCCCAACATTAGTGCAACGATGACCCGTGATCAGCGGATAGCGTGGGTCTCCACGGATGAATTCAATCCACACCGCATCGCCTTTCATGATTTCAATCTCTGTGGCTTTCCCGCCATTTTTACCCGCATTGCCAACCGGCTTTGGCTTGTCTCCAAGCGGATACATGACCTCAGCCTCAGGGAGCGACCTGCCCCCATCGGTCACACCAGGAATCTGAATTCTGCACGTCCTAGTGTTTTTGTCGTATGAGTCCACAACGGCAGGATGTGGGCCAAATAGCTGTCCGCTCAAGATCCGCTCTCCAGGCTACCTAGCCAAAGTTTGGTGAATTGGTTGTTTTCTTCGCTGCCATCTGCCCCGCCTTGGAATACGTGCGCAGCAGTAATCACAATCAGCGGCTTCTTTCTTCCCGCATACGCCACGGTGTCGCCCGCGCATATTTTTGCGTTGTAGTACACCTTTTGCTCTTTGCGATGTATCAAGCACTTGGACATGTTTCGCAATTGCCTGATGTTCTTTTTCGGCACCCAAATTGACGATCTTTCTTTGTCTCTGTTCCCGTAGATCGCCTGACCATCTGGGCCGGTAGACCAGAACCAAGGCACTTCGTGGCGTTGCTGGAAGCCATTCTGCGCATCCTCAGACCCCGTGCCAGGTAGGTTTATTATTGGCTCACGGCTCGGAAGATCATCAAGCCGAGAGAACATCAGCTTTCCTTCTCGCCACATTACACATGCAGCCTCCTCTTGCAGCACATGCGCTATACCCACCGTGCTGGCTTGGCCGGCAAATACCGAAAACTTGGCGGCTTGAATATCGCCGTCTACGCTTCTTAGCCTGCATCCAGCTGCGCGATAGGCGGCTACAAGCGATGTGTTCTCCGCCAAAATTGCAGTTCTTCTGACGAAAGACATTGGTGCAACATCATCTAGAATGGCCGTCAAAGCCATAACAGACTGTTGTTGTTCGTCCTGAGCAACTTGATTGCGGGCAAAGCGTGAGTCAATGATCTGCATTTTCTCGCCGCTGGCCAGCGTCAATATTTTCCCCTGCTTAAGTTGAGCCCGAATGGAATCATCCACCCTAAGACTGACCTCCAGCGTTAGCGGGATGGGCACCAAAGACGAACGAAGCGTGGCCTGTTGGATAAGGTCGCCGCGAATCTGGTTGCCGTTGTCCATGACTAGAATCATGGGCCGATGGTCACAATCGGCTGGAAAAACGCCTGCAACGGCAAAGCGGATGCAGATTGCTGAATGTCCTGCTGCACCTCGGCAACGGTGCGCCCAAACTGATCAAGCCCCATGCCATGCGACATTTCAGCCTGACGGGATTCTTCGCGCTCGACATAAAGCATGGCAATTGGCCCAATCAACACCCACTCTGAATCCGTCAGGTCAAGCGTGCCGTCAATAATCGGTGGAATGGGTGGTGGTGGCGGAATAGCGAATGGATCGGATGCCAAAGCATCCAGTGTGGCGTAGCCGTTATACAGCCGAACAGCAGAAACGATCTGCTCAAGCACCGTTTCAGGTGCTAGGAAGCAGCCAATTGGCCGCTCCTTTTCAATAAACCGCTGCGCAAGTTCTGAAATCAGCATGGCTTAATATCCTGTTCTGCCGCCAACCCCGTTGTTGAGCCCTGAAATATTCCCCACTTCAGACTCGCCGAAGTAATGAAAAAACAGCGTGCCTGTCACAGTCAGGATTTGACTGCGGTTTTCCCATGCGCGGTCGGACGCGTCGGAAACAATAAACGCGTCCCTGAACGTCCATTTGCGGCGGTAACGCTTTACCGTACCGTCGTAGACTGTAGCGTTAAATTTGTACTGACTACCCTTTGTGAGCATTTCAAGCAGCATTCCCTCTACATGCCCAGCAACAGTTTCATTTAGCGTGATAGCCCCTTGCTGCGCCACACGCGCCTGCTGCGGTTGCCAAAGCATCATGCCTAATGGGCCAGGGCGCTCAATTTCACCAGCACTGGTCATGTGTGGCATCGGACATTGCACGACGTGCATCCACGAGTCCTTAAAATCGTCGAACTGAAATACAAAGTCTGAGTTAACAGCGGCATCGCCCATTGCAGAGATGTCGTCGTATAGTCCTTTAAGCGTTGCAACGGAAGAGACGGACATGGCCGTGGCTCCAGTGATTGAGATGGAACTATCGTATAGATGCTGGGTGGATGTGGCGGGGTGGGGGTTCCGCTTTGTTCATTTTCACCCCCCCCCTTGCGCTGCGTTTGAAACTGCTATACAGTATCAAACATGGACAGCGTGGTGCGGTCCGACAAACCAAGGAGATTGAAATGACACAATTTGCTAATACCCTAAAATCAGCACTTGATTTTGCCGATGCAACGCTGCCCAGCGATGCAAAAAGCGTGGGCACAATATTCCGCCCAGCGCAAAACAGAAAGCACATCTTAGCCGCCCGTGAGGGCTTGCTAATGGCTGCTGTAATAGAGGGAATTTGCGAAGCTCGATGCGCAAGCCCGACAATTGATGATTTTTTGCGCGAGACTATGCACACAATCAGCCAAAAAAGTTCCGATGAGATTTACGCTGAGCGGGCGGAAGGTAATTTGCTGTCTAGTGATGATGTTATGTCATTCGCGAAGTCTGTCATTTCAAATTACGGGTCGGCAGACGGGTTTGTTAAGCACGCAATTGCGTGCGGATTATTAGGGGACGGCGATGACTAAGAGGGGAGGAAAGAGGGCAGGGGCAGGAAGTCCGCCTCTTGGCGGAAAGGGCAGCGGGGAGTCGCGCAATATTGTCGTGCGACTTCCCGCCGACATGCACGACATGCTAGATGCGCTGTCTAAGCAGTGCGCTATCTCAAAATCAGATGCGGCACGCGCCGCACTTAAGTATGGGATTGATTCCCTGATCGACAAAAAAAAGGATGAAACATGAGAATGCAAGACGTTTTAACCCTGCTTGATCAAGCAGAAAAAACAGAGGCAATCGCAGCGATCCAGTCGATCGAAGCCGCGCCACTGGGAAAAAAAGGGATTGTACGTATTGATTTGTCCTGCCGTTTTGTGATCGAAATTGAGATACAGGGCACTCAAATCCGCATATCCGCACCGGACTCGACGATTGTGACTGACAAGCAGGGGTTTTTGAGCAGCTTCTCAAGATTCGCGCTTGAAACAGACGAAATTCTTTCAGAGCGGGCGTGCTTGCCAATAATCGCTAGCACGCCAAAGAAAATGAACATCATCGTCTTGCCACCGCCTGCCCCCGAATATATGGATATTCCTGTTTGGGATGCGGAAAACAACGAGTGGTACGACGCTGAAATTTAGCCGATAACAAAACAGCCCAGAATTTAATGGGCTGTTTTTTTGTTATTTTCTTCCGCCGACTGACCACTCGACTAGACCACGATGCCGCGCAGCGCACTCGTGATACTGTCCAGCAAGATCAACGTCCGCCGACAACAGTGCGCCCATGTCAGCGTTCGACAGAATTTGTGCTGGTGGCTGGCAAGGAATTGTCAGATTTGCCGGCGGAACCAGCCCTGGCTGCGTTGACGAGACGCAGGCCGTCATCAGGCAGCACGCAATCACGGTAAACAGGCTTTTCGGTGATTTCACGCTGAGTCCTTTGGTAGATTGTTCTGTTTTCCACACGAATGTTTTGGATCGCCGCCTCGGTCTTGGCGCTGAAAGTGTTGGCCAGCTGCTCCATTTGCTCTTTGGCTTTCAGCCCCGCGCTAGCCAACGCATCGCTTTCTGCTACGGCTTTCCAGTCGCGCAGCTTCCAGCCAAAAATAAATGAAAATGCAATGGCCGCCAAAAAAAATAGGATTCTTGTGTTCATTTGTTCACTTCTCGCCAACGCACATTCGATATTCTCGATCCCGCCGCGCAGTCAGCCCACGTAGCACCCTGCCACCCATTTTGTCCCACCGCTTTATTTCGGCGCACGCCATAGCATAGTCTCCAGCGTTAAGGCGTTTTACTAGCGTGGACTTGCAGAACGCGCCTGATCCGATGTTGTAGGCCAAGCTAACATAGGCATCAAATTCTCCTTGCGTCAGCGGAACGGTCACGCACCGTTTGATGGCTGCAGAAAACCTAGACACGTCCCTGTTGACCAGCTCTGCAGCCTGCTTGCGAGTGATTGTGTCACCCATGCGAACCGGGCTGCCATCGATCTTGCGCGTGGTTCCGTAGCCGTAAGTCGGTACATCTCCTTTTGTGGGGACGATGGCCTTGCTGGTGAATCCCTCGCTGCTGGTGATGCTAACCACGCCTGACGCAGACAGCGCAATCGCGGCAATGCTTAGCCGTAATTTGTTGTTACTCATCGCCTACCCCATTTTGCGCCACCATTCGCGCCACCATTGCGCCAGCTGTCATCGCAAAAGACAGCCCAGCAAATACCCCTACTGGCAACACATCGGCGCACACAAGCGGCAAAACAACCTCGGCACCGCTAAGCACTCCGGCCAGCAGCATAAGGCGCACGCTCCATGCACGGCGTAACAGCAAACGCCAGTTTTCTACCAAACGCATTACATCACTCCTATTTTTTTCAAAAGCATTGCGGATAGCAGCCCAAGCGCTGCCCACGTTAGGTTTGGGAGCCAACCTATAAACAAAGAATGCACCGCACCGGTTTGACGCTGGGCAGCCATTTCGTCGCGCAGCTTAGAGACTTCATCTCGGAGTTTGCTGGCCTCCGCCTCTCCGCGAACCATCCTGCTGTTGACGCTTTGTAGATGAACCTCTACCGCGACAAGACGCTCAAGTGCCGATGCCACGCGCTCCATTTGACCATTGATCATGTCCACCCTGGCTGCCACCGTTCGCAGCAATGCACGATCATCGTCTTCTGTACCCACTTATCTGGCCCTCGCCACTGTTTTTGCTACCACACCAAGCCCTTTTATTGCTGCTGAAAATGCACTCATTACGTTTTTGTGCATTTTGTATACAGCCTCTTGCTGAGAGATATGCGCCTCATACGCCTTTGATGTCAGCAGCAGAACGGCATCCGTTGCACTCATATCGCGTGCAGAGAGCGGTGAAATACCAATCCCAACGGCTACATGGTTGGCTGTTTCAAGCAGCTCGTCTCGCCATTTCCAGCGTTCTTGGGTGGAGGCAGGTGCGAGCAGGAAACCGGGCCGGGGACAGCAATCTGTCTCCGCCCCCTTTCTGCTTAGGCATGATGACCAGCCCGCCATCGGCAAAGGCATAGTGGAAAAGGTGGTGAAGTGCCTGACACCCCTCCCAGAAAGCACTGGATAGCTCAAAAAACGCGGTTTCTGGGTATTCCATGAACACCCGCATACGTGCCACCAAGTGCTTCTCAAATGCGCCATCGCCATTTTCAGGAGACGGCGCATCCTCGCCTTCAATCACTAGCTGCGCAGCCATACAAGCCCACTCCCAGTAGGTGTCATCAGGCAGGACAGAAAACTCGTGGCGCAGCACCTCAATGGCCTCCGCCATGCCGCCAGTCAGGTGCCTGATCTGCCAGTTATCACCATCAATATGGCCAACATCCACTTGATTAACTTGCATTGCACGGTCTGATTCACCGTCAAAGTAATCATCAAGCCGACCATCCCCAATTTCGATGTTCGGCTGACGCTTGACCGCGCCCAAGTAGAACGCCACAGCTAACCATCGCTCCTGAACCGTCCAGTGCGCTGGATTTTTCGGGCCGTTATGCACGACCGAAATGACTCCACGCAAAAACTTGGTGATTTCAAGTTCTGGTGTGGTCAATGGGGTCATAGCCACATCCACTGCCGCACCAATTGAAATTTCCTTGAACTCTACCGACAATCGATGTGTGCGCATCGGCTGGAATGCTACTGGGGACACTGCTATGTTCTGACTCATGGTGTCGTCTTATTTATCCGCTCCCAGTCTCCTCGATCAATGGCAGACAGAGAGCAAAAAGTAATCTGCAATTCCTGCTCAATGAAACGGCCAAATTGATCCATTGGCTTGTCTAGCTTCATCGATACAGCCTCAATTACCATCGGGCAATGCACCTGCCCAGCCACAGTTATAGATACGATAATCGGAGCAACAGAAGGCATTAGAGCTTGAATCCATGACTTCTCCCCCTTCGCCGCTCTAACTGCCTCAGCCAACAGCGTAGAGTCTTTGGCTAGAGATACTGGCAGCGCCCACGAAATAAGCTTGTCTATCGGTTTCTTAACTTCCGTTTGAGTCGATGCCCATGCTCTAAACAGAGCCGTTCCAGATAGCTTAAGCGGCGGCATCCCAGAAAAAACCTGAGTGGAGTTCGTCTTAGTGATGCCGCTACGTCCCTCAAACTCTTTCAGTGCGTCAGAAATTCCGCTTTGACTGCTGTAACCAGAGCCTTTGTTGCCAATGACGGCATCAATCACTGGCTGCAAAGCCCCAGAAGACAGCATGGCCATCAGTGCCGGTGCGCGGCTTTCTGCCCCAGCACTCTCGAACGGAGAGTGCCAGCCAAGTTGAATTTCAAGGCTAGAATCTACAAAAGGGCATACCACTACCGCTGGGTCACAATCACCGCTGTGCTCCCAACTGGTATCTCCGTTCTCTGCCTTAACCTTTTTCACCTGATTGATCCTGGCTAGCAGGTGGGGAGACATATCCCCCCACTGCGAGCCAATATCAACTGGCAAAAAACTGCTGATGTCAGCCACGCTGTTACTTCCGAACTTTCATCGATCTCATGCGCTTGGCAATTGCACCGGCACTATGTGACTTGCGCCGCGCCTTTTCCAGCGCAGCCTTTTGCTCTGCCGACCGATGAACTGCACCACTGATACGCTTTTTGATAGTGGTTCTTTTGCCGTTTCTGACCGCCATCACATTTTTGTAAGCAGCATCAAATGTTGCCTCCTCTGCCTCTCCTCCGAAAACGAAGTCGTCAACTGCTTCCATTGCTGCTTCATCGCCATCTGGAAGAACGGACACCAACAACTCCCGCACGCGGTCTGATACGGTGTCATCTACGTCGTTCAGCAGCGCCATAGCATCAGAATCTGCAACACCCTGACTGACTAGATAGTCATATGCAATATTCAGCGCGTCGTTTGCCGATTGATTCTCGTCGTCCGTCAGCTCACCGTCCTCATCCCCATCTGCATCTCCAATCAGCAGTGCCTGCAAGCGGTCTGCCATTGTTTCGCCTTCACCAAGGAATTCTGGCTGTGTTTCAGCCCACTCAATCACGCGGGATACCGCGTTAATCGATTGGTACTGACTGGCAAAAACCGCTGCTGGCGTACCGGAGTCGCAAGTTCCGCCGTCATCTGGTTTTTTTGTTCCAGCATCAAATGTTCCGATTTCAGTCGCCGTCGAACTGGATTTAGCCTGAATACGGATAAGATCACGAAGTAAAGACATGTTTTTAGCCTCCTTGGCTAAAGCGCGAAAGGGTCTGCTGCACCATGATCACGCGGGCAGTGCGGTCATAGCTGCACCAGTACCTCACATCCATAGTGTCAAACGGTCGAGCCGCGTTCGGTCGAACATCTAGCGCAAAGCTGTTTCCCTCTAGCTCAGCCGAAGGAATCAGCCATTTTGAAGAAGCGGCACGCTCAAGCAGATTGCGCACATCGCGGGTTGTTCTGCCGATACAGTCATCCATCGGCAATTGCAGGTTGTCGTTGGAGATACGGACAACTAGGTTGTCAATAGCCGATGCCATATCAGCAACAGAGATCAGCTTGCGTAGGCTGTTGACGACTGGGGCCTGTGTCAGCGAGTCGATGAACACGCAGAGCTGGCCGCCGGAGAACGTGGAGAAGACCACGGGGTTGATTTTTGCATTTGCTATAGCAGATTCTTGGCCTGGGTCAAGCGTGATGGTCTGGCTTAGACCAGTTCTGTTAACGGGGAAGTTTCGCCCTGCAATCGCATAGTTTTTGCGTGCCAACCCATTAGCATCAAGCACCGCATTGCGCCGGCAGGCATAAGCGATATTCAGGCTTTCCGTTCCAAAGAAACCGGGCGGGTTCACTCCTAGCGGGTCATCGGACTTTACTGGGCACCAGAACGCATGAATAAGATGCGCCGTCTCGCTAGATGGGAAATTCATTTGCTCAATGAAAATGATGGCCTGCTCTGGGGTCATCCATCCAGGAGCAGAAAACCTTAACTGGCGGTTAGTGTTGTACGACAGCTGCCCAAGTTGCGTCAGCAGTGCCGTAGATTGACTGCCAGTTGCACTGATGTAGTCGTAGCCGAATCTGGTATTAGTCAGCTGCAAACGCGAGCGGATGTAATCGTCTAGCACATAAGCCGTTCCGCCCTCGTCAAAGCACACCAGCACGCTGGACTTGGCCCATTTGATGCGCCCAGCCGCATCATATCCATAGGCTGAGCTATCAACAGGGATGGCAGACGGCGTATCGAACACCGCCTCAAGAATGTCAGGAGCCAGACGGGCGATGATGTCGCCAAGGTAATTGCTCTTGCCAAAATCATCTTTGGCATCCGGATCAAGGCTTCCGCTTGCGGTGAAGATCGTGCTGTTCTCGTGGTCTCTCAGCACCAGAGAGATTTCATCGTTGGCCACCAGCGCACCGTTTTCACGCTTAACATCCGCGTGGATTTCGATCTTGATGCCATCGTTAAAGCACTCAAGGTGTTTAAGCGATACGAAAAAACCGCTAACAGGCTCTGAATCCTCAACGCGATATTGGACGGCAGAAGCAACAGATACAGTCGGAAGAACTGCATAACCAGCGCCTCCAGACGTGATACTGATAGCGGATATTTCACCTGCAGAATTAACCGTAGCAGTCGCCGTTGCGCCAGCACCCGCACCAGAAAACGATAGCGTGACAGAGCTGTCCGGCATGAATCCGGTGCCGCCAGCTGTGATGGAAACGCCAGAAACCTCACCACCGGACACCGATGCGGCCAGCTCAGCACCCGTGCCGATATAGGCCACGGCGTATTTGATTTTGGCTGACGCGGGTACAAGTCTGGATACCACACACGTCTGGACACCGTTATTCACGGCCTCAAACACATGCACCATCCCCTCGTTTAGAGCGTTCTTGCGGATGGTGTCAGCCTTGCCAAGGCGGCGCAAGAATGTGCCAGCAGTTACGGGAAAGGCTCGGTGAATAGGGCCGCGCTTAGCGCGGATTGCACAAGCCATGTTTTGATCAGAAAAGCCAGCGTCAGGGCGTTCTGACTGGTCAACCAAGGGGTTAAGCTGCACCCCTGGCTGGCCTTGCAGTTGCCGGGCAAACCCAGCGAAGGATGTAGTCATTTCTCTTGGCCTTTAATCAGCGGATTTACGCTGAGGTTTTTCTGGGACTTTTTCCACCTTGGCCTCTTGGTTTTCAAGCACGCCAATTTCGAATGCCACGCCCTCTCGATGCTCACGCAGTCGAATGATGGCAATCTGCTCTAGGTCCGTTGCGGACTGAATCAGAAGATCCTCACTCTTGAACATCACCTCTACATATGGGATTTGATCCAAAGAAGATGGAATATCGCTACGCACACTCGGCAGAATCACCGGCTGCACGGTTTGGTTGACGATTGCCAGCTTTACCGGATAGGAGAGCCCAGCAGCCTTGATTTTCTCTGATAGAGAGGATTGATCGGCCTGCGGATAGCCGATAGAAATTTTTTTGGTCATGTTCATGTTGGTGCGCTCTTAGCCAATGTTGATGATTTCGACGTTCACAGCACTGCACGCCGAAGGTTTGTGTGGATTGACGGCAGCAAATCCCTTGCTGTAGAAGGTCGCGCCGATAACTTGACTTGTGGTGTTGCCGAGCTGCTGAATGATCGGCGCGGTCACATCGCCAAATACCATCGGATTGCGTGCGGGGTCAGTGCCCTTACCGATTAGCAGCATTTTTGAAGTCGTTGCGGTTTCATAGGAGTTGGCACGCGGGTCGTAGTAGACACTCACAGAGCCCATGAATGTCCCGATGCGCCAAATGCCGACGGTAGGGCGCAGGCCGGACGGAGCGAACATTTCAGGCGGAAGGGACATCATGATGGCGGCAAGGCGGCGGCCAACATAGGCGTGGCTGACACCGTGATCCATAGTCTGAGCGATCATGGACATGTTGGCTTGAGCTAGGGTGGGAGCGAAGTCGCTGAAAATCTGGTTGCGCGATAGCTGTTGGCTACGAGAAGACCATGCGAAGTCATACTGCACAGACGGCAGGCCATCGGCGATTTCGCGCATACGTCGCACAGCCTCTACGTGCCGCTCGTTCCCCATTTGGGTCAGCAGAGCAACTTGGCTTTCGCCCAGCGGGTCAATACCCAACTCACCTGACATCTGGGTCTTGGCATCAATCGTCGTGGTCACGATACCGCGCGTCGGCGTGGCGAAAATAGGCCATTGATCGTAGGCCACGGATACCGACGCGGACTTATCGCCCATGCTGGCGTGTTCGTAGTTGATGGGCGCGTAAAACACCGGATTCACACCGGCAGGCAGGGCTGGGGTTGAGGTCAGCGCAATATCGCCGTTGCTTGGATTCCAAGTGCCGCTAATAACGTAACCTGAAGCCCCGAGCGTGACTTGACCTGACACGACTTCGTTTCCGGTCAGCGTGCTGTTGCTGTCTTGCTGTGGCGCCATTGCTACTCGGTGGCCGAAAATTGTTAGCTCAGCCCGACCGCGCTGGAATACCATCACTTCGCCGGCTGGGTCGCACGTCGCATCAAGCTGTGTGTTGGTCAGCTTGCCAGTGATGTTCTGGCCAGCCACCGCGCAGGTATGGCGACGGAACGCGGTGAATAGCGGCTTACCGCCGTTGTCGCCATCTAGGCTTTCGTCTGCCTCATAAGCTGCAGATTTCTTTCCAGAGAAGTGGCGCAAGATGCCAAGACGCGCCTCACCCTTGGCATCGGCAGGAAGATAGTGAATCCAGTCCGGCGCACCGTTTTGCGCCATCCCGAGGAAAGAAATAAGTGGGGCGCGAGGATTGATAGCGGTGGCGTTCGATGCCAGGCCAGACACAGCAGAGTCATATAGCCGGTGGCCTTCTGGCGTGTCACGCTGCGCCATCGTCAGCGCATACGCCAGCATGTCGGATGGCATATCAACGCCATGTGCGCGATGGTATTCATTGCCAGCGTCAAAAACAGCATTCAGCAGCACCGCTCCGCCAGTCATGGTTGGGGTTTTGAATGCTGAAGCATTGGCCATTAACTGGCGAATTGATTCAGGAACAGAATTGGCAGACTCTGGCGCATTGATGATGCTGGCTGCCACCTCAGCGGCAGCACCGGAGTCAAAAGTTCCGCCAACTCCAAGGCTTTTCACTTGCTTGGCCAGCCCTTTCGCCAGATCAGACTCCTGGTACGGATTTTTTGTAGTCATGGATGGATGCCCTCTTTGGATTTAGGCCAGATTGGCCAATGAGGGCAATGCTCCATACACGTCTAGCATGGTTGTTGCAGGGGGTTACGGGTACTCGGATAGGTCGTCTCTGCGGATGGCGACAATGCGCGAGTTATAAGGCGGAATTCCTACCGTTGCTTCGCGCCGTACTACCTCATAGGCTAACTTGACTTGCACGGCAGGATCATTGCCTATCAGTACAAAAAACACATCGCCCTCTTTCAGGATGAAATAGTCATTCGCCCCCGGCTCAGCTTCT